TGAGACCGCGTTGACCAATCTCAAGGCGCAAAGCGTCTTTCAGCGCGCCGCCGAGCAGGACGGCTATTTCGGTCGCGGGCACATCTACATCGACACCGGCGATGGCGAGAACCCGGCCGAACTCAAGACATCGATCGGAAACGGATCAAACGCTGCCAGCAAGGCGAAGGTTCGCCGCGGCGGCATCAATGCGCTGCGCAACGTCGAGGCTGTTTGGTGCTACCCAACGCAGTACAACTCAAGCGATCCCCTTTCGCCGAACTGGTACAAGCCCAATGGCTGGTTTGTGCTTGGCAAGGAATTGGATCGTAGCCGTCTTCTGACGCTAATCAGCCGGGAAGTTCCTGACCTTCTCAAACCGGCCTATTCCTTCGGTGGCTTGGCGCTGACGCAAATGGCAAAGCCCTATGTCGACAACTGGCTGCGCACCCGGCAATCGGTCGCCGACATCATCAGCGCGTTCTCGGTCATGGTCCTTGAAACCAACCTGATTGAACAGATCAACGTCGACAACGGAGAGCAGCTTTTCAAGCGCGCCGAACTCTTCAACAACCTGCGGGATAACCGCGGGCTGATGATGATAGACAAGAATTCTGAGGGGTTTCAGAACGTCTCGGCGCCTCTGTCCGGGTTAGAAGCTCTGCAGGCCCAAACCCAAGAGCACATGTCCGCGGTGTCCGGCATTCCGCTTGTGGAACTCCTCGGCATTCAGCCGGCCGGCCTCAACGCTACGTCCGAGGGCGAAATCACCGTTTTCGACGACTGGATTCATAGCTGCCAGGAGCAGCTTTTCCGCGATCCACTGACGACCATCATCAACTTCGTCCAGCTCAGCGAATTCGGTGCGATCGATCCCGACATCGGCTTTGAATTTTGCCCACTCCGCAGCCTTGATGACAAAGAGCGCGGTGAGGTCAACCGGAACGCTGCCGATACCGACAACGTCTACGTTGAAATGGGCGCGGTCGACGCCGAAGAAGTCCGCCAACGGCTGATCGACGATCCGGATTCGCCGTACAAGGGCCTCGATCCAAACAAGATGCCAAAGCGGCCGGACGCGCCGACGCCGTCGGTTGAGGAATTGCTTGGCGGCGGAAAGCCGAAAGAAGGAGCGGGCGGCGCGGAAGTGGAAGTTCCGGCAGAAGGTGCCGCACCGTGACGGTCCCTGCCAATTCCAACGCGCGAAAGTCTCCAGCCATCGCCATCGAGCGTATGTTCCCCGTCTCCATCATCCAAGACCGCTATTTTGGCCTCTACAGCGGTGGCCTTTGGTTTGCGATCGCCATGTCAGACGCGCCATGGGGGCCGATCGACCCGGAACCAAGCCGGGCGCAGTTTTGCCTTGACGAGGGGCCAAATGGCACCGACGAGGAGGCGCAAGCCTTCTGGCGGTCAAAGCCAAATTGGATCGAGGCGGCCGACACCCCGGACGAAGCACTGGCAAAGCTCCGCTCGTACCTGTGATCTGACCCATGGAATCCACCACCGGTTTTCGCCCGCATTCGCACACGCACGGAGCCGGGTACGGCGAGGCGGAAGCCAGCTTTGACCAAGTGCGTCGGGCAGAGCGCTATTACGGTATCCAGCTTCGCAAGATTGCCCGCCATGTTGGCGACATCATCACGGCCTTCGAGGTAGGGAGCCCTCAGGCTGACGCGCTGATCCGGCGCGCAATGGAGCGCTACGCCGAACTTCTTCAGCCTTGGGCACAGGCGACGGCCGCCGGGATGCTGGCTGACGTGACCCGGCGCGATGCCAAGGTCTGGCGCAATATTACCGAGGGCATGGGTTCGACCATGCGGGACTACATCCGGAGCGCCCCGCTTGCGCCGGTCCTCGCAGAACTTGAAGGCGAGCAAGTCCGTCTCATCACGAGCTTGCCCCTCGAAGCCGCTGAGCGCGTGCATAAGCTGATGGTGGAAGGGCTCTACAACGCCACCCGCGCCAGCGAGATCGCAAAGGAGATCATGCGCAGCGGCGAGGTGACTGAAAGCCGGGCAAACCTGATTGCGCGAACCGAAGTCGGACGGGCATCAGGAAAGATTACCGAGACCCGCGCGCTGCATGTTGGGTCGGAAGGGTACATCTGGCGGACAGTTGGGGATGCCGACGTCAGACATGATCACCGGCTTTTGAACGGAAAATTCATCCGGTACGACAGCCCGCCGATCGCCGACAAAAAGTCTGGAACGCGTGCTCACGCCGGATGCATCTGGAATTGCCGTTGCTACCAAGAACCCGTAATTCCCCAGCTATACAGGGCTTAATCCATGCCATTCGAAAGTGAAGCGCAGCGCCGCGCGATGTATGCGGCGGCCGGTGGGAAATCCACCTTGGGAATTCCGAAGGAAGTCGGAGAGAAGTTTGTCGCCCACGCCAAGGACATGGCGCCGGAAGACTGGAACGCGCTGCTGACCGATCTGCGCAAGTTCCTGGACGAGGAAGCCGCCGAACCAGAACACCGTAACGTCGACATGGCCGGCCTCCGCGATCTGCTGACGAAGTTCTTCAGCGAAGAGGCTGCGGAGCCGGAGCATCAGGCGGCCGATATGTGCGCCTTCGACGAGGCGTCAGTTCGGTCGTTTGACGAAAACGGCCATATGCACGTCACTAAGGCGCATATCTCCAAAGCCAACGTGTGCCCCTATTACGGCCGGGAAATCCCCGACTTCGAAAAGCTCGGGCTCGAGCCGGATAGAATTTACAAGCTCCTCCGCGATCCCGAGGAACTGGCCAAGGCGGCGCCCAGCTTCAACAACATCCAGATCCTTTTGCGGCACGTTCCGGTCAACGCCGACGACCCGCAAAAAGAGGAATGGGTAGGCACGACCGGCACCGATGCCGTGTTCGAATCCCCCTACCTCAACAACAGCCTGACATTCCATGTTCGCGAGGGGATCGACGCTGTCGAGTCCGGCGAGCAACAACAGCTTTCGTGCGCGTACCGCTACCGCGCCGATATGACCCCCGGTACTTACGAGGGTGAAGCCTACGATGGCGTTATGCGCGACATCGCAGGCAATCATGTAGCGATCGTTCGTGAAGGCAGGGCCGGAGCCGACGTTGTCGTTGGTGATTCCGCGTTCCCTCAACTTAAGGACATGATCACGATGACCAAAATGTCGCCTACCGTGCTCAGCCGGAAAGCGGTTTTGACCAAGGGGGCGATCCTTGGTCTGCTCCGTGACCGCCTGGCGCAGGATGCCAAAATCGACCTGACGCCGATCCTGGCGCCGGTTTCCGCGAAGAACTTCAAGGCTCAGATCCCCGCCATTACGGCCGGAATCGTCGAAGCCACGAAGGGCAAGCTTGCGAAGGACGCAAGCCTCAACGACGTGACGCAGTTCCTGAATGCTCTCGAGGAAGTCGGCGAGCAGGAAGGCATCGATGCCGATCCGAATTCTGGCCTGCCGATGACCGAACTTCCGAAGCCGGAAGCCAAGGACGCCGACCCGGCTGGCATGGAAAAGCTCGCCGCCTATCTCAAATCGGTCGGCCTGACCGACGAGGAATGCGCCGAAGCGTGCAAGATGCTTGCGGCTCCGAACGCGGCCGACGCCGAGCCGGACCCGGAAAAGAAGCCCGAACCCGAAAAGAAGGAAGACGCCGTGTCCAAGACCGCCATGGATGCCGCCATCGCCGCCGCCACCAAGAAGGCGACCGAGGACGCGATCCGCACCCAGCGGGACATCCGCGATGCCGAGGAGGCGGTTCGCCCCTTCGTTGGCAAGCTCACCATGGCCCATGACAGCGCCGAGGGCGTCTATCGCACGGCCCTGACCACGTTGGGCGCCATGGCCGAAGATGAGGCCAAAGGCCTGCCACTGGCCGCTCTCAAGGCCGTTCTGAAGGCCCAGCCGGTTCCCGGCGCACGCCCTGTTTCCACCCGCATCGCCCAGGATGCCGGAGCCGCCACGTCGTTTGCGACGCGGTTCCCCGGCGCCGACCGCATCGGCAACGTCTAAGGAGACCCAGACATGTCCGATTTTCAGACCCAAGTGAATGTTGTCCAGGCGCCGGCCGTCGAAGGCGATTTCTGCGACTCCAACTATCGCGCCAGCGCTGACGCAGGCCCGGGCGGCTTCGTGGCTGGTTCGGCTGGTGTGCTAGTCGGCCGCTTCGTGTGGGCCGATTACACCGGCATCGATGTCGACAATGCGCCGACGATCGTCAACAACTCCGGTTTCGGCACGCCGACCGGCTTCATCCACCGCGAACAGCAGGCATTGATCACGGCTTATCTGGGATCGTCGTCCATGACGGTTCCGCAGGGCTTCGGCGTCACGGTCATGCGCAAGGGCGGCTTTTGGGCGAAGAATGCCAATGCTTCGGCGGCGGCGCTTCGCGGCATGAAGGCTTATGCCAAGCTGTCGGACGGCTCCGTGCGCTTCAAGGCGACCGGTACCGCCGAAACCACCAGCACCACCGGCTCGATCGCCGCCAAGACCGCGACCCTTACCGGTTCGATCAGCGGCAACGTTCTGACGGTGACTGCGGCTTCCGGCGATCCGCTCTATGCCGGTGCCACCCTCAACACATCGACCAGCCCCAAGGTCGTCAGCCAGCTTTCGGGCACGGCTGGCGGTATTGGCACCTATGCCCTTGACCAGGGCGAATTGTCGGTTGCCTCAACCTCGATCTCCGGCACCTACGGCCTGTTGACCGTCACCGTCGCCGGTACCTATCCGCTTTCGGTTGGCTCGGTTCTTTCGGGTTCGGGCGGCGGCGGCGTCACGGCAGGTTCCGTCCTTCGCCAGATCGTCACCGGCACCGGTGGCGTCGGCACTTATGCGGTCGATCCCTCGCAGACCGTCACCTCGTCGACCATCGTCGGCACCACGGACGTCGAAACTGATTGGCAGGCTGTCTCCGCTGGCGCGGTGGGAGAGCTCGTCAAGATGACCAACGTCGCAACGCTCTAAGGAGACATCCCCCATGAACATTCAAGAAGCTCTCCGCAGCTTTGCGTCGGATCTACCGATGTTGAACGCTCGCGGCATCTATCCGGGCGATGGCGCGAAAATGTATCTCGCCGACGAAATCCGGCACGATTACAGCCTAGCCATGGACGCCGTTCCGGCGCTGACGACCGTCGCGAACTCCGGTATTCCGGCGTTCCTGACGACCATCATTGACCCCGAGATCTACAAGGTCCTGTTCGCCCCGAACAAGGCCGCGGAGATCCTGGGCGAGCGCCGCAAGGGCTCGTGGGTCGATGAAACCGCCATGTTCCCGACCGTCGAGCATACCGGCGAAGTCTCGACCTATGGCGACTACAACGAAAACGGCCGCACCGGTGCGAACACCAACTTCCCCCAGCGCCAGTCCTACCACTTCCAGACCATGGAAGAGTATGGCGACCGGGAAATCGAGCGCGCCGGCTTGGCCAAGCTGAATTGGGTCAGCGAGATCGAGGGTGCCGCGACCGACGTCGTCGCCAAGTTCATGAACCTGACCTACTTCTACGGTGTCGGCGGCCTGCAGAATTACGGCCTTCTGAACGATCCGAACCTGTCGGCCGCGATCACCCCGACCCTCAAGGCGTGGGGCGGTACGGCGTGGATTTCCGGCGGCGAGATCAAAGCCACCGCCAACGAAATCTTCAACGACATCCAGAAGCTGTTTGTGCAGCTCGTCTCGCAGAACGGCAATCTGGTCGACAAGGACAGCAAGTTGGTTCTCGCTATGAGCGCTGATTCCTCGACTGCGCTCACCACCACCAACACCTTCAACGTCAACGTCGAAGATCTTCTGAAGAAGAACTTCAAGAACCTGCGCATCGTCACCGCCGTCCAGTATGGCGGCAAGTCGGCGACCAACCCGCAGGGAGCGCCGGCCGGCAACACCGTCCAGCTCTGGGCGGAAAACGTCGAAGGTCAGCAGACCGGCTATTGCGCGTTCACGGAAAAGTTCCGTGCGTTCCCGGTTGTTCGCAAAACCTCGTCCTACGAAAAGAAGGTGATGGCTGGTTCGTGGGGCGCGATCATCCGCTTCCCGGCCGGATGCGCCCAGATGGTGGGGGTCTGATCCATGGCATACGTCAAGAAAGCCGACCGCGTCGATCCGGTCGAGACTTCGCGCTCGGGCAACACGGTTACCGTCGCCCTCAAGCATCCCGCTGGCCTTTACCTGCAGCTTTACGAACTGCGGGAAAAGGACCAGCTCACCGCGGGCGGCACCTTCCGGACTGTGAAGGAGGGTGTTGCCGTCGGCGACCGGATCAAGATCAACGGGACCGCGTTCCCGTTCGGCATGATCCCGGATTATCGCATCATCGGCGGCTATGCGCTGACCGAAGGCGTCGACAAGGAATTTTTTGACGAGTGGATGAGGCAGAACGCCAAGTCCGCGATCGTTGAAAACGGCCTGATTTTCGCCTTCGAAAGCGCCGCCGATGTGTCCGCCAAGGCAAAGGATGGTGCCAACCTGCGCAACGGTCTCGAGCCGCTGATGCAGCGCGGCGATCCTCGCGCCCCGCGCCGCATCCAGGCCGACGACGGCAAGCGGGCCGCAGCCTGATAAGGAGGGTATAAAATGGTCGTTCGTTATCTCGACCCCGATGTTGGAACTAAAATTCTGACTGCGGCAGACATCAATGCGCTGGCGCTTACGCTCAACGGAAACGACGTCATCAACGGAACGCCGATCGATGGATCGACAATCGGCGCCACCACGCCTGCGGCCGGTACCTTCACGTCTCTGACTTCGATAGGGATCGAAACCAAGAGCGTGGCGACCGGACTGACTGCAAGCACGACGCAAACCCTTGCCGGCGGTCTGGCTCTCACCAAGTACATCAACTACGTCAGCACCGTCGCGAACGCTGGCGATGCTGTCACCCTTCCGGCTCTTGCGCCCGGTCAGGCGTGCGTTGTGTTCAACGCTGCGGCGACGAACTCGATGAAAGTCTTTCCGAATGCTGCGTCGGTTGCGATCGATGGCGGGACCGCAGGCGCATCTGTGAATTTGGCCGCAACCAAGCGCGCCATGTTCATCTGCCTTGCAACAAACGTTGTCGTTTCGGCTCAGCTCGGCGCGGTCAGCGGGTAATTCTGTCTCTCCGGCCCGCTTCCATCTCCTCGGCAGCGGGCCGGTATCCATAGAAGGGATCAAGCATGTCTCTGCTTCCTGACGCCGTTGTCGCGCCGGTCCTGGCCGGACAGGTGGCAATCTCCGTGGTCGCTACGCAATCGACCAGCGTTGCGCTTCCCGCCAAGCTCACCCCGTACAATGTCCTGACGGTGATCAACACCGGCACGAAGGATGCGTTTTTCCTTCAGGGAGATCAGAACGTCGCGGCGCTCACGACGTCGTTGCTCATTCCGGCCGGTGCCAAGCTGTCATTTGCCGCCGTCGGGACCTATGTCGCCGCCATTGCCGGGGGCACCGACACAACCCGGCTTGTGATCTATCAAGGAAACGGCCCGGTCTGATGATCACCTACGCGACATTCATTGCGGCGTTTCCAGAATTCAACGCGCCAGCAACCTATCCGCAGGCGCAAGTCGATTTCTGGATTCCGCAGGCTTATGCCCAATTGAACGCGATGCGGTTTGGCGCATCGCTGGATCTGGCGGCGTGTCTGTTTGTTGCGCACAACATCATTTTTTCTGCGCGATCGGCGCGTGAGACCGCGAAGGGGATTGTTGCCGGACAAGCGACAGGGCCGAAGAATTCCGCATCAGTCGACAAGGCGAGCGTCGGATACGACACGGGCGCAACCTCGATCCAGGGCGCTGGGGACTACAATTACACGACTTACGGCCAGCGCCTTTACATGATGATGCGCAAGTTCTGCTCTGGACCGGCCTATGTGCCAGGACCGCGGCGGCCGACCAATCCGTTCTTCGGCATCCGCTGATGGCGCTCGTCAAAGTCACCCTCAAGCAGGCCGTCCCGCTCCGGCTCGATCAGAACCAAGCAAGAGCGCTTGGCGTCGATCCATCCCGGCCCTATGTGGTT